GTGATGTTCAGGCAAAGAGAGGTCTTTATGGATTCCTCGTTGTTTGTGATACCACAAACAATACTCCTGATGTTATTGATAACAATGAATTCAGGGCAGACATCTTCCTGAAACCTGCGAAGTCTATTAACTACGTCACTCTTACTTTCGTTGCTACACGCACAGGCGTTAGTTTCGAAGAAGTCGTTGGCAGAGTTTGATTTAGGTTTATCTAAATAACAAAAGGAGGAGAGAACCATGGCAACATCTAGAGAAAACAAAACAATTTCTCAATTTAAATCTGCATTGATTGGGGGCGGTGCCCGCCCCAATCTATTTGAAGTTGAGTTAACCACTTTACCTGCTGGTATTGCTTGGGATGCTGATAACTTTAGATATATGTGTAAGGCAGCAAACCTGCCTGCACAGAACATTGCTTCTATTGATGTTCCTTTTAGAGGAAGAATTTTCAAAGTTGCTGGAGACAGAACCATTGATACATGGACTGTTACAATCATCAATGATGAAGGATTTGCATTAAGAAGAGCATTTGAAGAATGGTCTGAGCAGATTGCTAAACTTGATAACAACCTTGGAGCAACCGATCCAAGTGCATATATGGTAAACGCAAAAGTCTTCCAGTTAGGAAGAGGATCTGTACCAAGCAGTCCAAACAACTCAGGATCATCGAATGCCGTTCTTGCTGAATACGAGTTTGTTGATATTTTCCCAACAAACGTTTCGGCAATTGATCTTTCATATGATTCTTCAGACACAATTGAAGAGTTTACTGTAGAATTTGCAGTACAGTCATTTAATATCGTCGCAAGTGGCACTCCTAACGGCTAATAAATAGTCAAAGGAAAATTTAAAAAATAAATCATGTCAAAACTGTTTGGGTTCTCAATAGAGGACACTGAACCACTATCACCCACGGCGGTCTCCCCCGTTCCTCCTAATAATGAGGACGGGGTTGACCACTATATGAGTAGTGGTTTTTTTGGTTCCTATGTGGATATTGAAGGTGTATATCGCACTGAGTTTGATTTAATTAAGAGATATCGTGAAATGGCACTTCATCCCGAAGCGGATAGTGCTATTGAAGATATTGTAAACGAAGCAGTTGTTTCCGATTCAAATGACAGTCCTGTAGAAATTGAACTGTCAAATCTTAATGCTAGTGATGGTATTAAGACTAAAATTCGCAAAGAATTTAAACATATTTTAGATTTATTGGATTTTGATAAAAAAGCACATGAAATTTACCGTAACTGGTATATTGACGGTAGACTTTATTATCACAAAATTATTGATTTAAAGAATCCTCAAGAAGGTATTCAAGAACTTCGCTACATTGACGCAATGAAAATGCGTTATGTAAGGCAGCAGAAGAAAAAGAAAAATGATGGATCTACTGTAGCAAAACTCAGAAGTGATAATCCTATGGATTATGATTTCCCTGAGATTGAAGAATACTTTATTTACAATCCAAAGTCAGTATATCCTACTGGCAACCCAATGCAAACGGGTGCAAGTCAAGGGATCAAGATTGCAAGAGATGCGATTACATATTGCACCTCTGGTTTAGTTGATAGAAATAAGGGATCAACACTTTCCTATCTCCATAAAGCAATTAAATCTCTCAATCAACTTCGCATGATTGAAGATTCTCTGGTCATTTATCGTCTGTCTAGAGCACCAGAACGTAGAATTTTCTACATTGATGTTGGTAATCTGCCTAAGCAAAAGGCAGAACAATACCTCCGTGATGTCATGATGCGTTATCGCAACAAGCTTGTATACGATGCAAACACAGGAGAGATCCGTGATGACAAAAAATACATGGCAATGCTTGAGGATTTCTGGCTTCCTAGACGAGAGGGAGGACGTGGTACTGAAATTTCTACTCTTCCAGGAGGTCAAAATCTCGGTGAAATTACGGACATTGAGTACTTTAAAAAGAAGTTATACAGATCACTCAACGTCCCCCCGTCTAGAATGGATGGCGAAGGCGGATTTAATTTGGGAAGATCTTCCGAAATCCTCAGAGACGAACTGAAGTTTACTAAGTTTGTTTCACGTTTGAGAAAGAGATTCTCTAACATGTTTAACGACATGCTGAAGACTCAACTTATTCTTAAGAACATCATCACTCCTGAAGATTGGGAAATGATGAGTGAGCATATTCAATATGACTTCCTCTACGACAATCACTTCTCTGAACTAAAAGAGGCAGAACTCATGAATGAGAGACTGTCTTTGGCAGCAACAGCAGAACCATATATCGGTAAGTATTACTCTCAAGATTACGTTCGCCGTAAGATTCTGCGTCAGACTGATGTAGAAATCCTCGAACAAGATGCACTAATCAAGAAAGAAATCAAGGATGGTGTCATCCCTGATCCTGCAACAATTGATCCTGCAACTGGACAACCTTTAGATAGTGCGGCAAGCATGGATTTAGGTGCTCCAGTTATGGAACCTGAATTAGACGGATCTGCTACTGAGGCACCAGAATTGCCTAAGGGCGGCGAAATATAAATATACCTAGTTGTTTGTTATACAATTTTCAATGGATGACCTTTTAGATATGATTGCTACTGATGAATCACCTTCACAGATTAGTGATAAGATTAAAGATTTGCTATTTGCAAAAACTTCGGAGAGAGTTGACGCTTTTCGTCCTGTAGCAGCTAATTCGATTTTTGGTGATGATCAAGTCGAAGTAGACGATCACGAAGAAGAGTGATTATAAATAAATTATACACTAGGGATTATCAATGGCTAGAACATTAATTATCGGTAATGAAATTGCAGTCCCTACTGCTGCTGGTTCTGCTACTTCATTAGAGCAAGCTACAGTCGTAAGAGTAGTTAATGTTTCTGGCTCCTCTGCTACTGTTGGTATCTCGACTTTGGTTGGTGCAGCTACAACTAACTTTATCACTGTTCCAGACGGAACTGTTGAATATGTTGAGAAAAAACCAAATGATGTTATATATGGAACTGGTACATCCAGAGCCGCTAAAGTAGGTTACACAGGTTAAATCAATGAAACTCATCAGAGAAGAAATCGAATCAGTAGAGTTTCTTGTCGAACAAAAGAACGGCAAGAAGTCTATGTATATTGAGGGAGTTTTCCTTCAGGGCGATATCAAGAATCGTAATGGTCGCATGTATCCCATGGAAACTCTCCGTAAGGAAGTTTCTCGATACAATGAAAACCATGTTCAAGCAGGTAGAGCACTTGGTGAACTTGGTCATCCTGAAGGTCCTACTGTTAACCTCGATAGAGTTTCCCATAAGATTGTCTCTCTGAGAGAATCTGGTTCTAACTTCATTGGTAAAGCAAAACTGCTAAACACACCAATGGGTAAAATTGCATCCTCTTTGATTGAAGAGGGTGTAAAACTTGGTGTTTCTTCTCGCGGTATTGGGTCATTAAAAATGACCCGTGAAGGTGTTAACATCGTTGGCGATGATTTTATGTTAGCAACTGCTGCTGACATCGTTGCCGATCCTTCTGCTCCTGATGCTTTTGTTGAAGGTATCATGGAAGGTAAGGATTGGGTATGGGATGGCGGCATTCTTCGTGAGAAGTATGTTGAGAAGACATATAAACAGATTAACACTTTTGTAACTCAAAAGCAACTTGAAGAGAAGAAACTCGATTTATTTAATAATTTTCTAAATAATCTCTGATATATAAAAATATCTTAATTTATAAATAAATATAGATTTAATACAGGAAAAAACGGAGAGTTCAAATGTCTCGTGGAAAAGAATTACAGGAAATGGAAGTAGGCACTAAGCAATCCAAAACTGCTGTTAATGCTGGTGCAAAAGCAGCAGATCCAATGGATACTTCAGTAGCAGGATCTTACGAAGACCTCGGTGGTCCTACTCCAGAAAATTATCGTCCAGATGACGATTCAGCAAAACTCAAGACCCCTGGTGGCACCCTTAAGCAAGTTAAGGATGTCGTCAATAAGGGCGCTAAACCAGCAGAAGCAATGAAAGGTATGAAGGAAGAAGAAATTCTTGACTCTGAAGAAACTATCGAAGAGGAAGAGACTTCAACTGAAGATGTAGTTGCTGAAGTAGTTGCTGAGTACGATATCGAAGAAGATGTTAATGCACTTCTTAGCGGCGAAGAACTCTCCGAAGAATTCAAAGAAAAGGCAAAGACCATCTTTGAAGCAGCAATCAACGCAAAGGTTGCTGGTATTAAAGAAGAACTGGAAGCAGCATACCAAGAAAAACTTGCTGAGGAAATCGAAGCAGCAAAAGAGTCACTCGCTGAGCGTTGTGATTCTTATCTTGAGTATGTTGCTGACGAGTGGTTCGAAGAGAACGCACTCGCAGTTGAGCAAGGTCTTAAGACCGAAATGACCGAATCATTCCTTGAAGGAATGAAGAGTCTTTTTGAAGATCATTATGTAACAATCCCTGAAGATAAATATGATGTGCTTGAGAGCATGGTAGAAAAACTTGATGAAATGGAAACAAAACTCAATGAGCAGATTGAGAAGAACATTACTCTGAATGGTCGTCTCGCAGAGGCAACCGCAGATAGTATTCTCGATCAAGTTTCTGAAGGACTCGCGTCCACTCAGAAGGAGAAGCTCGCCTCACTTTCCGAAAGTGTAGAGTTTGAAAGTGAAGCACAATATCGTGAAAAGTTGGAAACCCTCAAAGAGTCGTATTTCGCCTCTAAGAAAGAGACTTCCACTGCTAAAACCGAAACCCTCTCTGAGGGTGTAGACAATTCAGGTGCTGGTTCAGTATCAGATTCAATGTCTGCATATCTGAGAACCCTGGGTTCTTTCGGCAAGCAAAACTGAATTCAACATTAAAACAAACAAAACATTCACTAAGGTAAAAGCAAATGTTCCAATCCGAGCATCTGCAGGAAAAGTGGGCACCTCTCCTCAACTATGAGGGACTTGATAAAATCACAGATTCCCATAAGAGAGCTGTAACCGCCGTCCTGCTGGAAAACCAAGAAAAA